GCGGCAACAAAAGGCACAATGGCTCGTGGACCGCTTGCATAATGACTGATAGAGCTTACCTATATTCTATTGAGAATAAAGTTAACGGAAAATGCTATATTGGCAGTACTGTTAATTTAAAATCTCGGTGGGCAGCGCATAAAACCGCTTTGCGTCATGGTAAGCATCATTCATTTGTAATGCAAAATGCTTGGGATAAGTATGGAGAGAATAATTTTAACTTTAAGTTACTGTTAATTTGTGAGCCGAAAGATAAAATTGATTACGAAAATAAGCTAATGAAATATCAGTCTTATAATATTCTTCGCACTGCTAGAGAAACACCAATTCGCCGAGATTGGGTTAGAACCCCAGAGGTGTGTAAAAAGATTAGCGATGGGTTAAAAAGGGTATGCAACACGCCAGAGCATAGGGCAAAATTACGTGCTGCTAGGCTAGGGTATAAGCAAACCAAAGAAGCTATTGTAAAATCAGCTGTAGCAAAATGGAAACCTGTGTATTGCAAGGAACTTGAAGTGTCGTTTTTAAACCAAAAATATGCCGCAGAATATCTTGGGTTTGCTAGGTCTACCATTACTGAAGCAATAAAAAGAAAAGGCAAAGTAGCTAATAAGTATACTTTGGTTAGGGTGGCTTAAATCAATTACGAGCAAATCTATAACACTATTCAGGCTTATGCCGAAAACTTTGAATCGTTATTTGTAGCTAACATTCCTGTTTTTGTTCAGCAAGCCGAAGACCGTATATACAACTCGGTGCAAATTCCTGCGCTCAGGAAAAATGTAACAGGTACAATGACTTCGGGTAGTCCCTATGTTTCATTGCCATTAGATTGGTTAGCAAATTATTCTTTTGCGGCTATAGATAGCTCTGGGAACTATACGTATTTACTTAACAAAGATGTTAATTTTATACGTGAAGCCTATCCAAACCCAACTACAGATACGGGCTTGCCCAAATATTATTCTTTATTTGGCTCACAATTAAGTAACTTAAATGATATGACGTTGTTCTTAGGTCCTACGCCAGATCAAAGTTACAGCGTTGAGATGCACTACTTTTATTACCCCCCTACGATTATTCAGGGTCAGATAACCACGGTAAGTAACTTAGTTGGTGGTTCACTATATATTAATGGTGTATATCAAAACGTGCCATTAACTGGTGGTTCTGGGTCAGGGGCTGTAGCTGATATTGTTATTTCGGGTGGTGCGGTTACAAGTGTAAACATTACGTTTGGTGGAAACTTTTACGTTGTAGGCGACGTATTAAGTGCTGCTACCTCTAGCTTAGGTGGTAATGCCTCTGGTTTATTTAGCGTCACGGTAGCCACTGTTTCTAATGCTACAGGTACAAGTTGGCTTGGACAAAACTACGATCCGGTTTTGTTATATGGTGCAATGCGAGAAGCCATGTTATTTATGAAAGGTGAGCAAGATTTAGTGGCTTATTACGAACAGAAATATCAAGAAGCAATCCTGCAACTCAAGCGTCTGGGTGATGGGTTGGAAAGAAACGATTCCTATAGGAAGGGACAAACTCAATTCCCTTATAACAAATTATGATCGTACAAACATCTTGCACCGTCTTTGCTCAGAACTTACTTAAAGGTTTGGAGAATTTTAACGCCGGTTCACCTTACGTATATAAAATCGCTCTTTATAATGCTAACGCTAATTTAGACAATACCACAACGGCTTATACGTCGGTGAATGAAGTAACGGGTACAGGTTATACAGCGGGTGGGCAAATTTTAACCCCAGTATATTTGAGTAATGACACAACGAACAATACAGCGTATGTATCATTTAATAATGTGACTTGGACGTCAGCTAGCTTCACCTGTAGGGGAGCATTGGTTTACAATAGTACGACTGGCGCAGCGGTTTTCGTGCTAAATTTTGGATCGGACAAGACAGCTTCTGGCACGTTTACCGTGACATTCCCAACGGCGAATTCAACAAACGCTATTTTAAGGATTACATAACATGAGTAACGAGATTGCAAAATTTGGGGATAGCGTAGTTGCTTCTGCTGCCTTTGCCCCCGGCGCTACTGAACTATTTGGTTTGGAAGGCGTGTATAAAGTCGAGTGCTATGACGCTCAGGGTAACTTGAAATGGTCTGACGTTATTGAGAATTTGACTACTAACGTAGGTCGTAAGAGCTTGCTAGATTCTTACTTTGCTAACACCGGCGGCGGTGCAGTAGTAATGGGTTTAAAAGGAACCGGTACAGCGGCTTATACTGATACGCAGTCCTCACACTCAGGATGGCTTGAAGTGGGGTTAGCAAATGCACCTACATATTCGGGGACTCGTAAAACTCCCGCCTTTAGCGCCGCTACGTCTGCAAACCCTTCAGTACTGACAACGAGTGCAGCTGTTGTGTTTTCAATGACTGGTTCTGGTACTGTTGCTGGTGCGTTTATTAACATTGGTGGTTCGTCTACTATCGATAACACGACTGGTACTTTGTTCTCTGCTGGAGACTTCACTGCTGGTTCAAAGACTGTAACTTCTGGAGATTCAATAAACGTTAGTTACCAGTTGTCTGCTTCGGGCTAAGGGGTAATATATGGCCTTGGTTGTTTATGACCGCATTCAAGAAACAACGACTACAACGGGTACAGGCTCAGTAACATTGCTGGGTGCTGTAACGGGGTATCAGTCGTTTGCAGTTGTTGGTAACTCTAACACCACGTACTACTGTATTGCAGATCAGGGAGGGGCCAACTGGGAGGTCGGTATAGGTCAATACTCAACGACCGGTCCGACTCTTGCACGTACTACTGTATTGTCATCATCTAATTCTGGATCGTTGGTTAGCTTTACATCTGGAACTAAAACAGTATTCGTTACTTACCCATCTGAGCGGGCTGTTTATCAAGATGCTTCAACCGGGACAGCTTACGTACCAGCTATAAACGCTTCCAACGGATTGCTTTTAAATAGCACAACTGTATCTTCAAGCTACACAATCCCAAGCGGTAGTAATGCTGTCTCTGTAGGACCAATCACTGTTGCAAGTGGTCAAACGGTCACGGTAACTTCAGGTCAACGATGGGTGGTGTTATGAGTCAAATTGTTATTGCTGGAGATACTAGCGGCACAATCACGTTACAAGCCCCTGCGGTGTCGGGGTCAAATACCATAACACTCCCTGCATCTACTGGGACAATGATGGTTAATGGACCTGCGTTTAGTGGGTATTCCAATTCCACAGCAACGATATCAACAAGTGTTTTTACACTTGTCCCTATTAACGTAAAGACATTTGATACAAACACTAACTTCAGTACCTCAACCTATACTTTTACGCCTACTGTTGCGGGCTATTATCAAATTAATGTGCAAGCATCACTAACATCTACAGTCACTGTAACAAGAACACTCCCTGCTATATATAAAAATGGTTCAGCATATAAATATGGCTCTGATTCATTTGCAACCTCTGTAAATAGAGGAAATGCTTCTGATATTGTGTATTTAAACGGGTCAACAGATAATGTTTCATTTTATGTATTAGGTTCTGGCTCTGGAACATTATCGTTTGCTGGGAGTGCGGGTACTGATAATTATTTTTCAGCCGCAATGATAAGGAGCGCATAATGGCTTCAACAATTAATGCAATTTCAAGCGGCGCTGGTGGAATCATCACTTCTGGCGATGCAAGCGGCACGTTAGCACTACAGTCAAATGGCACAACGATTGCAACGATTAGCTCTACTGGTGTGCAGACTAACGTGGGTGCGCCTGCTTTTTCTGCATATAACAATTCTGGCACAACCATGAGTAATGGTGCTTATGTAAAAGTTACATTTGATACTAAATATTTTGACACTAACACTAATTATTCAACGGCAAATTCAAGATTTACACCAACTGTTGCTGGTTATTATCAAATAAATGCAAGTTTTGTTTATCTTGGAACTGTTGTAACGCAAACCGTACTTGGGTTATATAAAAATGGTTCACTATTAACTTACTCAAATCATTTTGGAACGACTGCCAATACTGCGTCATCAATAAATTTTTCAACTATTTTGCAAGCAAATGGCTCTACGGATTATTTTGAAATTTATTGTTACATGACTGGTACTGGGACGTTAAGTGTTCAAAACGGGCAACAATCATTTTTTAATGCCGCAATGATTAGGAGCGCATAATGTCAGTAGTCATCGACGGTACAGCAGGTATTACAACGCCAGCGCAGACTACGACAGGGTTGACTACTGCTACGGGTGGTGTTGTGGTGGGTGCTAGTGCTGCTCCTGCGTTTGCGGCTTACGGGTCTGCTTTGACATCCGCAACATCTGGCGTATTAACAAAAATTACTTTTGACACAAAAATATTTGATACCAACACAAATTACAGTACAGCAAACTCACGTTTTACGCCTACTGTAGCTGGTTATTACCAATTCAACTCTTATGTATTTGCCCCTTTGTCTGCTACAGGAATTATATTGTCAAGTTTTTATAAAAAAGGTGTCAGATACGCCGACGGAGGAAATTTATTATTAAGCGCTGGTGCAAACATTGTGTCAATGAATATTGCAATTATTTATTTAGACGGTTCAACTGATTACGTTGAATGTTATGGCTTTCAGTCATCAGGAACTACCGCAAGCATTGGTTCGCAATTTTCGTTCCAACAATTTTCTGGCGCATTAATAAGGAGTGCATAATGTCTTTATACGACAAGATTATCAAGCTATACCCGTCTTTAACCCAAGCTGATTTTGATCCATTTGCTGGCACGATCATGCTACAAAATGACAGCGATGGTAAAGGCGACTACATCCGTGAGTGGAATCATCCTACGCTAACTAAACCAACTGATGAGCAACTCAACGCATAATGTTTGGTATAACAACTTTCGCTCAATCGTCGTTTGCTGCTCTTGGTGGGGCATCTTATGGCGTGTCTTTGGCGGAGGCGTTTACCCTAAGTGATGTTGAAGCAGGGTTGGCTAGTTTTTCCGGCAGTAGAGCGGAATCGTTTTCTTTGACGGAAACAGAAACAGGGCTAGTTGCATTTGCTCCTTCGGTTGCCGAATCGTTTACCTTGTCAGATTCTTTGTTAGGCTACTGGGGTACAAACGCTTCTTTGTCTGAGTCATTTAGTCTTGCAGATTCATTGCTTGGGTATTGGAGTACCTTAGCGACCACGGCAGAATCTATAACACTAAGTGATACAGAAACATCAAGCGCTGCATTTAAGGGTACAACCGCAGAAACCATAACTTTGACGACTGCCCAAACAAGCTCATTTGCCTATTCGGTTACAGTTTCAGAAGCGCCGTCATTCTCAGATTCAGTAACTGGACAGGCTACATTTCCATCACAGGTCGCAGAAACGGTTTATGTTGTAGATTCGGTAGTAGGTAATGCTAGTTTTGTAGGCGCAACGGTAGAGTCATTAAACCTTTTAGATAGTTCTTTTGCCCGTGG